TGCCGGGGGGAAATCAGGCAAAGCCTCGGCCATGCTGCGGAGAGCCACGGAGGTGTCCGGATAGGCGGGGTAAGTGACGGGCGAAACGTCCAGGAGGCGCGCCAGCTTGGTGATGGTGCGGGTGATGATGTTTTTCCCATCGCTGGTTTTGCCTTCCGCCCACTTGTCGCCGTCCTTGGCGATGATGAAACCGAATGAGGATTGATCGACATCGCCGCGGCGGATGCTTTCTAGGAGGTCGTCCCCGGCCCGCGTCTGCGGCGAGTCGAATTCATACCAAAGCCCCACGGCATCGGTGCCGATGCGGAGAGTATCGCCTTCCCCACCGCGAGCGCGGGCGAGGATATGGGATGGGTCGTGGTTGAAAAGGGCGCGCACGTCATTCCCCATCACGTCATCGAAGGCGCCGGCCGCGATCGTTTCGATGAATCCGCCGAGATCCTCGGAGGGTGTCTCGAACTTGGCCGCGTAGCCACGGATCGTGCGCGAGGGTGAGCCATCCTCGGCGGCGCGGAGTTCCACGCTGCCGGGCATGAAGCGGCGCTCGATGGTGTTGAGTATGGGTGTGGGCGTCATTGGTTCATGCCTCGACAGCGAGGATCTGTATGCGGCAAGACGCGGTGTTCGCCTTGGCGTAAAGGGTGGCGCTGGTGGGTGCGAAGAGGGCGCTAGTGCCAGCAAGGAGCTTGAGGGAAAAGACGGTGATCCCGGTGTCGCCGCCGAGCTCGACGTAGTTCGTGGTGTCGAGGTTGGTGATGAGGACTTGCTTCGGCGCGCCGGTGATCTCGCCAAAAACGACGAGCTCGGAGGTGGTGCCGATGAGTTGAGTATTCTGCACCATGTCATCGCCGGTCATGTCCTGGCGCTTGCCGATGGAGCTGGTGATTTTCGCGCCGCCTTTGGTGGCGGTGAGTTGGGCGGTGCAATAGATTTCGTTGGCCATGGTCTTAGGTGGTGGGTGTTGTTTCGGTTGGAGTAGCGGACGATTGAGCGCCGCCGGTGTTGTTCAGTGGGAGAGTGTAGTCCTCGCCGATCTCGGCGTTTTCGAGGTCGTTGAGTTCCATGAGGTTCCGGATCTCGTTGACGTTCAGGACGCCGATGCCGCGCATCTTTGTGAAGAATTCGGCTTGTGCCTGGAGTGCGACCTGCATCAGGGCGGCGCGGTTGAATTTGAAATAGTAGCCTTCGCGCTTCTCGATCTCGGTGAGTAGGGTGTAGTCAAGGGACTGTTCCCAAGCGACGAGGTGCGGGTTCAGCGAGTAGGAAAGGAAGCCGAGGTTTTGCTGCTCGATGCCGCTGCCCCATGTGGTGCTCGCGGTGGTGTCGCCGATCAGGAAGGAGGGGATGCGATAGAGGCGGGCGATCTCTTGGAGCTCGAAGCGGCGGCTTTCGAGGAATTGGGCGTCGACCATGGTCATCCCGTTGGTCTGCTTGAAGTCCCAGTCGCCCCATAGGATGGGCATTTTTCCCTTGTTGTTGCCGTGAACGAGGGTCTTTTCCCACTCGCTGCGGGCGTCTTCGATCTGTGTCTTCGTGAGGCTGGCCGGGCTGGTGAGGTAGCCGGGGAAGACGGTGCCATTGCGGATCAGGTTGCCGGCCGCCTGGCTCTGGGCGTAGCTGGTGCCGATCGCGTTCCGTAGGAGGTGGATCGGGCTGCAACCTTTCACGCCGTCCATGGTGAAGCCGCGAACGTGCAAGACGTCGTAGCGGGTGAGGGGATTCCGCTCGCCTTGGATCTGATAGGTGATGTGGCGATGGCCGGCGCGCCGCTGCGGATTGACATCGCAGGGCTTGAGCCATTCGAGCTCTTGCGGATCGCCATCACCGGCGCGATGGACGCGGGCGTATCCGTTCCCGCCGAAGCCCTTGCCGGTCTCCATGAGCTGGCGGAGTTCGAATGATGTGTGGAGATCGCCGGGCGATTGCATCACGCGGGCCGATGGGTGATCTGTGACTTCCTCGCGGCCTGCGGTGCTCTTGCGGTAGAGTTTGCAAGGAAGCAGGGCGATCATGTCGGAGAGCAGGCCGACGCAAGCGGTGACGGCGGCGACGTTCGCGGCGGTGTTTTCGGTGATGGTTACGCCGGCACCGTTGTCTTGGGAAAGGATGAGGGAGAGTTTCCCTTGGAGAGTGTCCGCGCTGCGGGTCTCGACTGGTGCGGCATTGGCGCGGCGCTCAGGGATTAAAAACTTGGGGACTTCAAGCCGCGTCACCTGTTCGCTATCCGTGCGGATGGCGCTTTTAGGTTGGCGGCGGCGGGCTTGAAACATCAAAGCCCAAGATATTACTTGAGCTTTGGTTTCTAAAGATCATTCCATATAAACCGCTTTGGAAAGCATGGTTTACATATAATGCTATATTATGGGCTTAATTATCCACCATGAGGGGTGGTCGCCGTCATCGATGATCTGCAATTCTAGGCCGTGTTTCGCCACGAATGAATCGACGGCATCGATGGTGGGGACAAGGACGGCGAGGTGGGATCGCTGGGTGGGGGTCATGGTGGTGTGTGTGGGTAAATTTTCCACGCGGGGAGGATGTATGTCTTTATTCCACTTCTCGCAAAAACTTTCACAAGGCGCATCCGTTTCCGTTTGTTGCGGATCGCAAGAACAGCGGGATGGAGTTTTATTGAAACTGCCAGTTGAGAGATGACCACATCACATGGCGCGAATTGCTGCGGGTTGTTTCCGTAATATGTTTTTGGTTTCATGCGAAAGAAAATCCGTGGTTTGCGTGGCCTTCTTCGGGGCGCGTCATGGCCCGCCCGATGGCAAAAAGGGAAGCGACCACCGGGTCAATCTTGCTGCGGTTGTCTTCTTTGTTGGGGTAAACATTCTCCTTTTTGTCCTCCTTGGCGGTGACGTTGCTGACCGCCCATGAGAGAACGGGGTCTCCGTTGTGCTCGATGGTCTTGGCGCGGATCATGGCGTCGAGTTGCTTCATGGGCTCGGACATGGTGAGGACGGTGTTGCGGTATTCAACGACGGGGATTCCGGCGGCTTGCATCTGGGGGAAGATGCCCCAGGCGCGGTTGGGGTCGCTGGGCATTTCTTCCACTTGGAAATCCCGCACCATCGCGGCCGCATCCTCGAGGATGAATGAGAGGTCGGTGATGTCGCCGGGCGTTTCGGTGATCCATCCGCCGCGCTTCCACGTCCGATAATGCTGATTCTCGGGGAGGTTGATCGTCGTTTCCGGTAGGTAGTATTTCCCAAAAAGAGCGTATCGTTTCCCTGGCAGGATGAAGAGTTGCATCAGCGCCACAAGGTCGTGCTTCGATGCGAAGTCGGCGGCGAGGATGCACGGGTGCGCGGCGAAATCGGCGGGCGTGAGCTTCGGATTCGCCAGGCGATTCCATTCCTCGATGTTGAAAAAGGCGTGGCGGGCGGCCACCCACCGATTGAGATACTTTGTCATATACGCGCTTTGCTTGCGCGGATCGCGGCGAGCGACGGCGAGCTCGGGGAGTATCACGTCCGGGTTAACGGATACGCCCCAGTTCGGATTTGCCTTGGCAAGCGCGGCCTCGGTGGTCCAGTCGTCTTCGTCGTCGATCGTCCAGATGATTGCGAGGTGCGTTTCGTCCACGAAGCCCTCAACTCCTTCCAGCATCGTCTCGCAGTTTTTCCAGTCCTCCCGGCATGGCCCCGCAAGGTTCGATCCGGCGGTGGAGATGATGAGGGAAAGCGGCTGCTCGCGGGCGCCCATGCCCGTTTCCATGGTGTCGCGCAGCTCGGATGTGGGGTGTTCGTGATACTCATCGATGATGGCGCAATGAGGCGAGGAGCCATCGCCGGGCTTTCCGATTACTGGCTCGCATTTCGATCCGTCTGGCAGGACTAAGGAGCGAACATTCACGATGATTCCGAAGTGTTTGACAAACTCCGGAGTGAGTAAGCACATCCTCCGCATCATGGTGAAAACCTCTAGCGCCTGCTTCTCCGAAGTTGCTCCACAAAAAACTTCCGCTCCGGGTTCGTTGTCCATGACGAGCATGAACAGCCCAACGATTGCGGCGAGCGTTGACTTGGCGTTTTTCCTTGGAATGTAAAATGAAGCCTTGGTGAATCGGCGGCAAAAAGTCCGTTTGTCAACCCATCCGAAGAAAGAGCAGAGGGCGAATTTCTGCCATGGCTGCAGTTTTATCCGCTCAACATCCCCTGTTTTTGGGTCTTTTCGCGCCCATTTCCCCTTCACATGGGGCATGAGTTCCGCGAAATTGCAGATCCGTTCGGCCTTTTCCCCGTCAAATTTCCACCGGAAGCCCTTGGTTTTCGCCCGTTCGAGGTCGGAAAAATGGCGGCGGCAGGCTAATTTCACCCACTTACAAGCGGGAATTTTTCCGGCGATCACCTCCGCCGCATACTTTTCGGCGGCCTTGTAGTGGACCGAGCTCATATCGCCGCGAACTTGCTTCGTTGCTCGATGGGGTTGTCCTTCGGCATTTTCCCAATCGATCCGGGAGTGAGGCCAAGTTCAACGAGCCAATTTCTGAGCTGGGTTTGTTGCTGTGAAAGAGTAGTAGCGGCGGGATGTTTCATCAGTCCGCCCATCGGTCCCTCGATGCACATCCCTTCTTTATCGAGTTGCTCCTGGCACTTGCGAATATTCGACAAGCATATGCAAGCCATCTCAAGGGGTTTCCTATCTAGCGCCGTGCAATTTGCGCCGCGAGATTCCCGAAGGTCGCACAAGAATTTCCAAGAATCTTTGGCTTCTTTGGAATACCACGCCGGCACATTTCCCAGAGGGATGATGCTGTTGGCTGGTTTTTGGGTTGTGGGTCTTCGTCCTTTCATGTGTTTTGAACTACTAGGTTCATCGT